GCAAACTGACCCATTGACTTTTCAAATGCTGATTCTAATTCTAGTTCTTCTGGTACACAGTTAGGCACTTCTTTTCCGCCTTTTTTCTTCATACCAACTTGCTAGTACCCTTTCCAGCAAGGATCTTTTTCATTCATTAAATCTTCAGCAGTTAGTTCTTCTGCTTTTGTTGCTTCGCTTACTAGTTTGTAAATGTAAGGGAACACGTCTGCTAGTTCTTCGTTAAACTGTTTAATAGTTAATTGATCGATCCAGTTTTCAGCAACATCACTAGGAACTTCTTCTAGTACAGCAGTTTCAAAACCTTCAAATGCTTCTTTGTAGTATGCTGGCTTTTGTAGAGATTCTAGTGTCTTTTTAACTGTGGCGATACGTTCTTTAACAACATCCATGTAACCTGCTAGGCTTTCTGCCATTACTGCTGATCGTCCCATGTAAGTTTTAAACTTGCGTAGTTTGTTCATTTCTTCTGACATACTTACAATATGCTTACCAAAATCATCATAAGCATTGCCGCCTTCTGCAACGTGGCGTGCCATTGCTCTTGCGCCTGTTAGATGCTTGTAAGGATATTTGAATCTTTCACCTTCTGAACTTTCAATATAAAGGCCGCCGACTTTCTTTGCTCTGCCTCCTGGTGCTGCTTGATCAATACTTTCTGTGTGTTTGATCATCAAACGTGCTCCATCAAAATCTTGATAACTTACTCTTGATGTGCCATACATTTTAGATTCTGTCATGTTCTCTTCCCCGCCACGGTTTTTTGCTAAAAATTTATAATCTCTACTATTTAAGTTTGACTTTGTAATATCTCTAGTATCAAATGTTAGTGCTCGCTTTCTAGCAAACATACGCAATTCTTTTAAAAAGTTATACCAATTGTTTTTAGTAATGTCGCCTTCGTTAGCAACTAAATCTTCACCGTATACAACTGCTATATTTTTATTATCTAAACTTATACTAACTTTACCAACAGGGCGACCTTCATTCATAAAGTTAAAATCAAAATAACGAGCTAGTTTAGGCTCATTGGTTACATTGCCTTCCTCGTCACCAATAGTAACACTAGGAAAACGTCCACGTATTTTGTTAAAAAGTTCGTCTGCTATTAAGTCTAAGTTCTGCATATTGTATTTATCATATGTTACTACTTATGAAGATTGGCATAGGCATTTCATAATCTTCAATATGTTCTGCTTGATTAAACGTATTATACACTCTTGGATCCCAATCTTTTAATACTGCCATCATTCTTATAGCAAGTAGTGTTGCACTTATCAAATCGTCAGTCATTCCTGATTTTGCTTGATAACTTGATCCTGTAGCAACATAGCCTTTTAGTTCTGATATAAAAGGCTTGCTGTGTATAATCATTTTATCATTTTCTACCATAGTCTTTAAGCGACTACAAGCAGTAATTTTTGTTGAATGTGTGGTGTTAAAGCCTTTGCGGAACTTCCTAACGTGACCCTTTCTTATGGGTTCACTAACGAACAACCCCGGAATGTTCTCTTCCCCAAAATCGTTTATAACGATTAGTGCCGCTTCGCCTATACCATTATTCTCAACACTCCAATATATGCTATTTGCTGATTTAATTTCTTGTTCTATATACTTACAAATATCACTTAAAATTCTTATCTGCCCAGGTATACCTGTTTGATTGTGCTGCCATTCAGCAACTTGTTCGTAACTAGGTAATTCCCATACTTGTATTGCAGCATAATCTCCACCTGTACCCATTGAAGGATCAAGTGCTACTGCATATGTATATTGACTGGTAGGTTTTTTATACCAACGTGTTTGTCCCATATTAAGTATAGGACTATTACCTTCCATTGCAGCAAGTTTAATTGAGTTAATGAGTGTTTCGTCAAATACTAAGAATTCACATCCGTATTCACGACGGAACTTTTCTTCACCAATACGTCCAATCTCATCATCACGCCATTTTTCATCTCTATCAGGATGTTCTTCCCAACTTGCCCTAAATGCATGGAATCCGTTTATGCCTACTTCGCTTTCGTTTCCGTATTCATCAAACTTTTGTTCTGCTTGTTTCCAAATAGTAGCAAATGTATCTTCATCTGAGTTAGGTGTGCTAGTAATAATAGCACGACCACCTGTTGCTAGTGTAGGAGATATTGAAGTCCAAAACTCTTCCGCAATGTTAGGTTGCACAAACGCAAACTCGTCACAGTATAGTAGCGAGATAGACATACCACGTCCTGTGTTGCCTGTAGTTGTTTGACTTACAATACGTGATCCATTTTCAAATTCGATGCTACCTTTGTTATAACTTGTAACACCTGCTCTAATATGATCTGGACATGTTTCATATACATAGCGAATACGTGCCATAATTTCCTGTGCACCTGTGTATTTGTGTGCAGCAATTAGAATAGTCTGATCTGGATTAAACATAGCATACCATGCCAAATAAATTGCAGCACAAGTAGTTTTACCTGTCTGCCTAGGCATCATGTTAATGTTAAATCTATAACTATGATATGAATGCATTAACCGTAATTGGTATTCGTAAGGGTCAAATAAAAGTTTACCTTTTACTGGATGTTGAATATATGCAAACTTACGTGCAAAGTGAAGATAACCTTCATCAGGATCCATACACTTTGCTAGGTCCTGTATTTGCGCTTCAGTATATGTTTCTTTAGTATTGGCTTTTTTGGTTAATACGCCGTCTAAACTCTTACTCATGCTAGTATTTAACCAAAAGAATAGGGCTTGAAAGCCCTATTGAATTATGATGGATTTATTATACAGTAGTTGTACTGCCTACTTTAGCACTTGCACCTGTAACAGGTTTTTTATTAGGTTCTTCTGGATCTGCTGCTAGAATGCCACCGTTAGGAAGAGCAGAACCACCTACCATAATACTTTCTGGTACTAGTCCGTGATCTGATTGTAGTTGTGCTTTAATAGATGCCTCAACATTTGTCTCGCTGTCATCTACAGTTACAAATGCTTCATGAGGTTTATCTTCAACTCCTGGACCCCAGTCTATTGTTACCCAATATTGCATAGTTTATCTCCTAATACCTTTTTATTTACAACCACAACTGCTACAAGCCATTAATTTTTTCTTGCCTGGCTCGCCGCATTCAGGACATTCGCCTTCTTCGTCATCAGCTTCGTCATCAGCTTCTTTAAAGTTTGCGTATTCGTCTTTTAGTGATTTAAGAATTTGTTGTTCTAGTGTTTCTTCGTCGTCTTCTAAAGCCATTGGATTGTCACCGCCTGCTGTTGCAGGATATGATTTTTTAGACTTGTGTAAATCATCACCTGAATCAATTATATCATCAATTGACCCGTAACGCTCATCTGGCTCGTTATCGTATTCTGCTACTGCTTCATCGTCATTTTCAATAGAATCGTTGCAACTGCTCATACCAATGTGTACTTTGCCACATTTTGGACAAGGTTCACTTTGCATGCCTGGCTTTAGATCGTCCATGTCTTTTGGACCGTCAACGATATCACGTAGTCTTTCCATATCTCTGCGCATTGGTAACATTTCTGCATCTGCAGGTTTTGCATCACTAAGACCTGCATTCTTCATCATATCGATTAAGTCTTGTACATGATCTTTACCACTTGCATTGATGCTTACATTCATTGAAACAGGAGAGCCTTCAGTTGCTGGCATCGGTGGCTGCGGTGCCATTGGCATTCCTTCCATTGTTCCACATTCGTCTAGAGATTCTAGTATTTTTTTCATTTCCATTTAATTTGCCTCCGGTGCCGCTGCACTTGGTTCGTGCTCGCGTTCTTTACGAGCTTTTTCTAACTCTTTAAGAAGATCCATAACACGGTTATTGCCAACACTTTCTTGTGCGCTTTCGCCAGCCATGTCTTCTTTGGTTAATAAGGTTTCATAAGTAGTATCTTCTGGCATTTCTTGATACTTTTCTTGCATTTCTTCTGGATTACGTACAATGATATATGCTTGATCAATATTACAGCACTGTCCAATATATTCTTGTAATACTGTTTGTGTCGAAGGATAATTTAACTCGACTTCAAAATATGTAACTTCCATGTTTTCTAGCTGGGGGAAATCTAGTGGACGTTCTTGTATTGGAGTCTTTTTACCTTTAGACATATTAGCAACACTATACTTTTCCAAGCAAGTTTTAATGCTTTTTTCACAGCCTTCTGGTAGCTCTCCTGCAATACCTATTTTAAAATTGTAAGTCTTTTTAGACTCATTTAATATTTCTTGAAATCTTGTTTCCATTGTACATATTTCCCGTTATATGTTATTTATCTTTATCGAGCCCTTTAAGTCTCTCTAGTAGGCTGTTGCGATCAGTAACTACATATCCTTCGCCACTAATTATACCTTCGTCTGAGCCACTATCTTTATCCATTTTTTCTTTTTTAAGTTGTAGCTCAATCATTTTTAGTTTTTTATCTAGTTTAGCAGTTTTGGCATCTAGACTAGTTTTAAGCATACTACCAGCAACTTCAAAAACACGACCACTATAGCGACTTTCAACATTCATGCCTAAGTCCATTAAATCTTCATATGCTGTTAAAGCACGTTGGGCAATATCTTCTAATTCAGAGTCTGCTTTGTCACCCAAGCCTTTTACTTGCGGTAATGCTTTAGAAATTTTATCAAAGTCTTCTATATCGCGAAAACTTTCTTCATGTGCGAGTTCGTGTTTAGCCTGGGCCTTTTCTTGTGCTTCGGCTTGTTTGATAATCTCTTTAGAGTCATCCATGTTAAGCAAATCTTCTAGTTTTTTAGTCATAGTCCTTTACCATTATATGCTACTATTATTTATCGTCGCTTGCCGTTGTGAAAAATATCTTGTTCAGTTATAATTCTAAAAAATATGCCTTTTTGTTTACAATATGCTCTTGCTGCTTCCCACTTTGCTTGATTAACTATCCAAGCAGCTTGATTAGCTCTACTTCTACCTAGTTTTTCTTTAAGTGTTTGATTTTCTGGCTTTACTTCTATAAGCTCTACACGTTGTTTGCCTTTTCTATCTGCATATGCAATAAAAAAATCAGGTACGTATATTGTATGTTTACCAGTTAGTGGATTT